TATAAGTGCAATAGTAGACTCTAATCGAATATTAGTAACAAGGGGATATAGCTATTCGATTAATGGAATTGATGCTGCATATACGAATAAAGTATATACGGATAGACCATCGATTTTATTAAATACAGAATGTACTATGGATTATCTATGGTATGATGCATCGGTAGTAACAAGCATATTGATAGGAGCATCTACATATACTCCAACTGCTGGAACGACAAGCAGTTTATCTATTCAAGGAATTGAGCTAAAACAAGCCTTAACCATAGCATCCTTGTGGGGAACAAATACCCAAATAACATTTGTTGCTGCAAGTGGCAATGTTGTTATTCCAATCACATTTGAATGTCCAAATAAATATGGCAATACCACTACCTTATTCTTAAACAAATATGGAGTATGGGAAGGGATGACATGGAATGGAGTGAGCCAAGCTAATGTATTAGTTACCAAAGAGAATTATGAAAGTGCATTATTTGTAGGTGCTGATTTAAATACCCAATGGACATATGGCATGAGGCAGAAGAAGAACTTTAACATCAATACAAAAAAGACATTAAATGTCAACACAAATTGGATACCTGAATCGGCAGTTGAATCAATGGTGCAGTTTACATCCTCTGAGGCAATACTCATTTGTGATGGAACGGATTACTATGCAGCCAATGTAATAGATTCCCAAGTGGAGGTTAAGAAAGCCACCAATATAAAATTGATTCAATATACAATGCAGTTGGAATATTCTCAGCCATTAATTAACAAGATTGTTCGATGAGATTTAGCCTATCAATATCGGGTGTTACCGCAGATTTATTCCAAGATGAGACTATCAGCCTAACAAGGCAGATAAAAGATTTTACTGCTTTAAATACGGTATTTACTGATTTTACTCAATCGTTTCAAATCCCAGCTACCGATATTAACAACGGTATATTCTATAATTATTTTGAAGAGAATATCGCACTAAATGCAAGTGGATGGAGTCCAGCATTCAAGTTATTAGCTAACATTGAGATTGACTCATTGCCCGTATTCTTTGGCATCATAGAATTATTATCCGTTGATTATACGGATGGAGTTCCAAGGACTTACAACATATGTTTTTATGGGCAGTCTAAAAATCTGTTAACCATATGGGGAGAAACATTAATGTCGGATTTGGATTGGTCTTTATATAACCATAACATCGATGATAGTATTGCAGTATCATCATGGACGGGAGGTTTATTCGCTGGGGACATAGTTTGGGATATTAAAGATTATGGCTTTGGTTTTACATATTCAAAATCAGCCATCAGGAATAATATTGCACAAGGAGTAGGAATCACATTTGAAAACCTAAGACCATCAATTCTGCTTAGGAAAGTAATAACAAGAATATTCCAACAAGCTGGATTCACTTTGAGTGGAACATTATTGGCAAGGGCAGAATTCAATAACTTGTATGTTACACCAATGAATAATGCTGGTGCATTCTTTAATTTTGATACTCCACCATATGGTGTATTCAACGCAACAACTGCATCAGTAGCAATTACCAAAGCTACATCATCAATTGCTCCATTGGCAGTATTACCTATTGGAGGAACAATAATAAGTAATCCATCAGGAGCATGGAATAACGCAACATTTAAGTATACCGTTCCCGTTGATGGGCAATTTGATTTTGCATATTCGTTAAATTTATCAGGTTCAGCATCAGCAATATTAACCGTTCAAATTTGCGTTAATGGTAAATACTTTGCAAGTAATTCAGGCAATGCAGCCTATTGGGATATTGCAGTAAATAAATATACCATACCTCGATTGAAATTTGGGGATGTAGTTCAATTATTTTATAAGGTAAATTCAACGGGCATGATCATTGTTGATGCAGTTATAGAATGCTACAATGCACCATATAGGGTAAAACCAGCAGTTGTTATGGCTAATGCATTTCCTAATGTAAAAGTAACTGATTTCCTTAGTTCTATATTAACTTCATTCAATGCTATTATAATACCAAAAGGCAGCAATGGTTTTGAAATCCATAATTTAACGGATTGGTATGCATTAGGGGATACTAAGGAGTACACCAATTATATTGATTGGGCTACCATGAATCAAAAGAAGCAGACCATTCCTACTACCGTTGAAATGAAACATAAGGATGGAGAAAGCCAAGCCCAAATGTTTTTCAAGCAAATATACAAAAGGGAATATGGAGCAATTAACGCAACTCCAAATGTAGATTTTAGTGATGGGGATTTAAAGATAGAAACACTATTCAGCATCAATGGACCAACACGAATGAACTTGATAGATGCGGTTGGAACGGTATTGGGAGAAACTGATATTGATATGCCATGTGTATTTGACAAGGATGCCAAACCAATAAGGCAAGATTTCATTTTGTTTTATTTCCAAGGGACAAAAGCATTGACATATCCATTCTATTTTGGTTCGGTATTAAAGACATCTCAACCCGTCTCAGCATCTTACTCAGCTACTCCAACATTATCATCAAGCTATTCGCTTGGATTTGGATTAGAAAGCCCAATAGTGGGAGATGTGCCAATCAATAATTTGTATACGGGATTTTGGAATACATTTATATCAAGATTGTTTTCAAGCAAATCAAGGATAGTAACTCTAAAAGGATATATACCCGTATTGGTGTGGCTGCAAATGAAACTTAATGATACCATTTCCATATCAGGGAATTACTATAAGATACAAAAAGTAACCTATGATTTATTATCCGAGGCAGCAGTATTAGAATTAATAACATATCCTAATGTCGGGAAAATTAATGTAACGGGTTCAAGTGGGAAGAAAGCTACATATGATACTCCATCTTCAAGTACAAATGGATTGACATTTATGAATGGTGCTGGAGTGGTTAAATCAATGCTTAACGCTACTGATTTTGGAGGAGTATTGGTAACGGATGCTTTTAATATTAGCAACTATAATTTAAGTGAGGTATTGAAATCATATCCTATACATGATGAATTGACAAGTAATATTGGACTGAATCAAATCAACCTTTATAACTTTGCAGTAGGAGTAGTAAATATAACCACATCCTTAGTTACTTTTAATTTAAGTTCTCAAAGCAATTTAGGAGAAACTACCATCTATACTGGCAATGGGGCAACATCATCTGTTACTATTAACCAATCAGGACAATATAGAATTAGAGCAGTATTATCATTTAGTTTTAGTGGGTCATTCCAAGGTGTTAGTAAGATAGTAATTGATGACATAGATACTGAAGCCTATTCAATAATTTCTGGGAATCATGACCATACCGTTAATTTACTTACCTCAACAATAGTAGGTGCTGGTTCAATAATCAAATTAGCAATGACAAGCGGAGATGGGTCTTCTCATGATGTAACATTTTCAAGGATATCGTTTACAATAGAAAAAATAATATAATGTACTCAAAAATAATAACATTACTACAAGCCGATGAATTTATGGGAGTATCTCATGAAGTGGATTTAGCCAAAGGTCATAAGGAAGCACTCCATACATTTAAGGAAACATTCAAACAAATAAAGCGAAGTTATCATGGCAGAAAATATAAAGTTTAAAGTTGATGCCGATACCTCCTCTGCATCCAAAGGTGCAGAAAAAATAGCATCAAGTTTTAAGAAGGCAGAGAAGAGTGTTGATGACACAAATAAGTCCTTAAAAGAGGGAGGTAAATCAGGCAGCAAATTTGGTTCGATTATCGGAGGACTTAAGTTCGGTGCTGGACTTGCAGCTGGTAAAGGAATACTTGATAGTGTTATGGGTTCTCTTACGGAGAACGAAAAGGTAGCCAATTTATTTACCAAAGCATTATCGGTCATAAGTGGAACTGCAAGTGCATTGGCTGAAATATTAACACCAGCATTTGAGGCAATAGGTAACGCAATATCCAATCCAAAGAAAGCATGGGATGATGTTGTAAAAGCATTCAAGGATGGTTCAGCATGGATAAAAGAGAATCTAATTGACCAAGTTCTTGATGGTTTTATTTCCATTGTCAATGACCTATCAATTGGGGTATTAAATTTAAGAAAGAATTGGAATGATTTTACGGGAGATGCCGAGGAGTCAGCATCAATACAAGAAGAGATTAACGGCTTACTTGCAGAGAATGTTGAAATAGCAAAAAAACAAGCAGAAAGACAAGAAGAGGTAGGGAAAGCAGTAGGGAAAGTTACAAAGTTTTTTAAGGATTCGGTTAGCACTATTGTAGAATCAATTAAGGCAAGTGTTGAAAATGCCGATGCGTTAAAATCAGCTACTAATAACATCATTATCCAAACGGCAAAGATTAACGAGAAGATTAAAGCCTTAACCGAAGAACAAGCCTTAAACGAAAGTATTGCCAATAACGAAAGATTAAGTTTCCAAGCGAGGATTGATGCCATCACTAAAAATTTAGAACTTAAAAGGCAAGAGATTGAGCAGCAGAAATTATTAATCCAAAACGAAATAAATCTTTTATCCTTACAGAATCAAGGTAATAAGCAGACTTCAGAAAAGACTGCTCAGATAACTGCATTGGGTATTACCATGAAGGGTTTGGATTCTACAATAAAAGAAACCGAAATTGCAGTATCGGATACAATAAGAGGAATAGAAGACCAAAGCAAAGATGGTTTAAAAGCCATTACTGATGCTACTACCGAAAGCAATAGAGCAATACTTGAGGCATCAGCCCAAACTGAAATACTTGAAAAGGATAAACTCAAAAGACAATTAGAAGCCATTGAAACATCAAGACTTGCATATAAGATGAGCATTGATGAGCAAATGAGTAAGGAAGTAGAGGGGAGTGCAAAATACAATGAATTACTTGCTGAGAAAATTGCAAAGGATGGAGAATTTACGGCAGCAAGAATAACGGGAGAGGCTGAGTATACGGCAGCATTAGCCGATTACGAAAAAGAACAAGCAGCTATTTCCTTAGCATCGTTGCAGAATAAATCACAAGCGATTACTACTGCGTTAACGGGAGCAAGTGCTTTGTTTAAAGAGGATTCCAAAATGAAGAGTGCCATTGCCATTGCACAAGCTATTATGGATACTTATGTAGGGGCAAATACTGCGTTGGCATCATATCCTCCACCATTCAACTTTATTGCTATGGCTGGTGTTATAGCTGGAGGTATTGCAAACGTAGTTAAGATAAAACAACAAGCAAGTAAATTGGCATCTGAGATTGGTGGAAGTCCACCATCAGGGGGAAATATACCATCCGTTGGACCATCAATAAATATAGCCAAATCAAATGTTGATTCCAATACTCAACTCAATGCATCCATCAACGGGGATAAAATGAAACCAACAAAAGCCTATGTGGTATCAACTGAAGTTACAACTGGAACAAGCCTTGATAGGAAGATTTCACAAAGTGCAACAATAGGAAAATAATAGTTATATTTAGTATGAAGACATCATTTCAAAAATTTATGGAGAATACTCTACAAGGCAAATCAATCAGATTAGGTGTAGAAGAAATTAAAGAGTTTCAAGATAATATAAAAGACAATCGTGGAGCATTGAATCATGCAAATACACTAAAAAATACCATTGAAGATGATATTGAAAAATTAAAAAACAATTTACGAATATTTCGTAATTTGGCATCAGGAATTAATAATAATGTAACTGCTTTTGATAATAAATATGCTGCATTAGAAAAGTCATATAAAGAAAAAGCAGCATTTTTAGGTATAAATTATAAAGATATTCCCAACTGGAAACCAATGGAAGCTACCTATGATGCATATATGATAGATACAATGGATGTTATAAATACACAATTTGAATTAAGTACTTTAAAATAACTCGATGCGTATAGTTGAACTAATATTAGATGAAGAGCATATTGCTCATGGTATTGATGCCATCAGCATAGTATCAGCACCAGCTATTGAGTCCAACTTTATAGCCTTGAAATCTCAGCAAGTGCAATTTGCCACCGTTGATGCCGATAAACAAATTTTAATTGGTGCAGCCTTAATTCCTGACAAGCCTATTTATCGTAACCAAGATGGAGAAGAGTTCCATTGCTACTTTTCAAAAGCAACGGTTCGCAGAGCATCAGAACTTTATTTGCAGAAGGGGAATCAACATAATGCTACCTTAGAGCATCAAGTAAGCCTATCAGGGATATGCCTAATAGAGTCATGGATTAAGGAAGATATGGTGCATGATAAATCAGCTAAGTATGGCTTAAATGATGCCGTAGGAACTTGGATGGTATCAATGAAAGTTGATAATACCAAAGTTTGGGAGGAATATGTAAAAACGGGATTGGTAAAAGGATTCTCAATTGAAGGTTTCTTTGCCGACAATAGTCAAATCAAAGCAGAGAAGATTACACCTAACCAAGAACTTGATGAATTGATAAAATCATTAGGTTACGAAAAATCTAACAAAGTAAATTAAGTAGTTATTTTAATATATGTCAACCGAGAAAAATACCTTAAATAGAGTAATGGAGCTACTTGGCTATAAGAAGTCAGTAGCTATCGAACTTGCTCAAAAGAAATCTCAGGATGGAGCAACCACATTTGATTCAGAATCATTTGCAGTTGGCGATGCCATTACAATAGTAACTGAGGATGGAAACATCGCAGTTCCTGAGGGAGAATACGCATTAGAAGATGGAACAATAGTATCAGTAGATGGAGGAGGATTAATAGTTGAAGTTGCAACTGCTGGGGAAGAAACTGCTGAAGAGGAAGTTGTTGCATCTAATGTACCCGAAGCAGCATCTCAAATACCTAAAACCGTTATTGAAACGATGACGAAAGAAACACATTTTGCAGAGGAAATTGAGCCAGTTGCCGAAGTAACAACCGAAGAGCAAGGAGCATTGGTAGATAATTTAGCTGGATTAATTGATTCAGTTACACCTGATGCAGTTACACCTGAAATAGCACAAGCAGTTGCTACCGCTATTGCAGATAAGATTGTAAGCATTACCGAAACTGAAGAAGGAATGGCTATGATAACAGAATACAAATCTAAAGGTAAGACTAAAATGAGTTCTCAGACTAATATTAAATTAGCTGAATTGATGCGTGAGAATGCAGAACTAAAAAATAAGCTACAAACTGAAGAAGGTAGCAGAACTAAATTCAGCCCTGAGAATAAATCAGACAATAAACTATTGTTTAAATTATCTCCTCAAAGAACTGAAACTATCCAAGACCGAGTTATGGCACAATTATTCAACAATTAAAAACAAATGAAAAATAGAAACATCCAATTGTCTGGTCCTACATTAAGTACCAACACCTATGCTGGAGAGTTCGCAAATAAATACATCGCTGCTGCGTTGTTGAGTGGCGATACTCTTGCTAAAGGTCTTATTACCTTGCATCCAAATGTGGCTTACAAGGAAGTTATCCGTAACTATGCCACAAGCGTTGTTATTGCAGATTCTACTTGTGATTACACCGATGGTTCATCAGTAACACTTAGCGAGTATGTATTGACATTAGCTGAAAAGCAAGTTAACCTTACACTTTGCAAGAAGAGTTTACAACAAACTTGGGAATCTATGCAAATGGGTTTCTCAGCCTTTGATTCATTGCCACCAACATTTGAAGATTTTGTTTTAGCCCAAACTGCTGCACAGGTTGCCCAGCAAGTTGAACTTGGAATATGGACATCTACATTATGGTATAACGGTACATTAGCTGAAGGAATGATTGGTTACTTACTTGATAATACTTGTATCGCAGTAAATGCATCAGGTATCTCAACTGGCTCAAACATTGCTGCTCGTTTGCAGAGTATGTTAGATGCATCTCCAGCCGCATTATACGGTAAAGAAGGATATCAGTTCTATGTTGGTCCATCTACAATGAAGGCATACCAAGCAGCACTTTCTATTGGTAACTATAATTTCCAATTCTATGTTGGAGAGAAGCCAATGAACTTCCAAGGTATTCCTGTAACATTATGCCCGGGTCTTAACGATTACGATTGTGTATTAGGTTTGAAATCTGATTTACACTTTGGAACGGGTTTATTGGATAACTATAACGAAGTTAAAATGTTAGACATGGCTGATATAGATGGTTCACAAAATGTAAGAATCATCATGAGATTTACGGGTGGCATCATTGCTACTAATGTTGGACAACAAGTAGTTCTAAACGTAACGGTATAATTATGGCTTGTAATACTATTGATGCTCGTTTAGAGCCTTGCAAAGAATACATCGGTGGTATACAAGGGATATTCCTTATACCATTCGTATGGAGTGATGTTATTACATATCAAACTACGGGTTCAAATATTGGTTCAGTTTTAACAATCAAAGATTCTGCTGCCGTATTAAAGACTGGATATTTTTGGGAATTGAAAGGTGCAAGTTCTTTTGAATTTGCTCCAACATCAGATAGAAATGGAGGAACAACCATGTTTACTACTACTCTAAATGTTAACTTCAAACCATCATCCGTTGCTACTGCAATGAAAGATTTTACTGATATGTTAACCTTAACACAAGGTAGATTTAGAATCGTAGTTTGGGATAGAAATGATAACTTTTGGTTAATGGGAGAGCAGTTTGGAGCAGATGCTACAACGGGAGCTGGTTCATGGGGAACTGCATTAGGAGACCCAAGGACTTATTCAGTAACATTTATTGGAGAAGAATCAGAGCCACCAAAACCATTGAATTCTACAACATATGCTGGATTGAGTACAATATTTACTCCTGATAGTACACCGTCATAAACTTTTTCCATATTTATTGTACAAGTAGCCTTGCAGAGATGTAAGGCTATTTTTTTTAACAAAAATTAAGTTTATGGTTATATTGATATGTACATTGTACCAAATCAGATATCGTTGAGCATATATCCTTATGTTGTATTCCCAGCGACTCAAGTTAATATTGACATCATTCATAAGCAGACCAAGACAACCGTTACTGCATTGGTTAGCTATACAAGCACTAATTCACAAGTAACGATTACATTGCCATCTTTGACACCTATAAGTAATGTAGCTAATAATTTAGATGAATGCATTATACGGATATATGGAACAACGGGTATAATGTTATACGAATATATGTATCTTTGGGTAATTGATTCAGCCAATATATTGCTACATAGAAAAACTTGGACAACAACTGCTAATAACGATAATTCATGGATAACCCTATAAAAGATGGAGTAAGGATAGTTTCCCTATCTACCTACTCAAGCCCAGCTATCATAGAGAAAAACAACAAAGATTGGATTGAGTATGGAGTAGACAATAATTACTACGGTCATCTTATAGATATGTATCATGGCAGCCCGACCAATAATCGTTGCATCAAAGGAATTGCAGACTTAATCTACGGTAAGGGGTTGGATGCCAAGCGGTCAAGCAAAAACTTAGAAGGATACATTGAAATGAAGAAACTTCTAAGCGATGACTGCATGAGAAATGTAGCTATGGATTTGAAGTTATTAGGACAATGTGCATTTCAGATTGTGAAATCGAAAGATAAAAGTAGAATAGCTAAGGTATACCATTTCCCGATGCAAACCATCAGACCTGAGAAGTGCAACGAGGATGGAGATATTGAAGCCTATTATTATTTTTACGATTGGACAAAATTAAAAAGAACATCAACACCAAAAAGGATTGTAAACTTTGAATTAAATCCTGAGGCAGCAGAGAGTATATTGGTAGTTAAGCCTTATTCAACGGGTTCATTTTATTTCTCTCCCGTAGACTATCAAGGAGGAGTGCAATACGCAGAACTTGAAACTGAAATTGCCAATTACCACATCAATAACATAATGAATGGTCTTGCACCATCAATGCTTATTAACTTTAATAATGGAGAGCCACCTGAGGAAACC